GACAATTTCAAGGGGGACCACGTAGTCGCCGCGGTCGATGACATCCTCATCCAGGAGGACAGTGAAGCCAAGCTCAGCGAACCACTCGGCTCGTTGCTCGGGGGATGCGTCGTGGCCCACAGGGCCAACGGCGGGGCGGTCGCGGTACGTTGCGGGGTCGCGGGGAAAAACGGGCATGACTATCTCCAGCAAGTTAACAAAAACCACCCGGCGCGGTGACCGGGTGGCGTTGAGTCAAGGCACCTTGGTGCCTGTGCTATCTCAGGCTGCGCCGTACAGCGTGGCACCGTCGAAGCGACGGCGACGGGTGTAGACCTTGCCCGAGCCAACGGCGATCTGCAGGACAGCAGCGATGTCGTTGTGGTTGTGCTCAGCGAAGTTCTTGCGGATGGCCGCCAGGGTGCGCAGTTCGTAGTCACCGCCTTCCAGGAACTCCACGATCGCGTCCACCGTCGGGGGGATGACAGGCGCGCTGGCTTCGGCAGCCGCTGGGGCCTCGCCGGTCGTCACGTTCGTGGTGTCTGCAGCTGCCTCGGGCTGGGCCGGCACGTCCACATACGCCTGGGCGATGGCTTCGTACAGGGTCTCACCGTCCGCGCGGCGACGCTTGGTGGCAATCACGTTGTCCTCGACCAGCTCATGGAGCGCGATGTGCAGGTCCGACAGGGTGCGACCGGGGAATGCCTTCTGGATGGCCGCCAGGGTGCGCAGGGAGAACTTGTCGGTTGGCTGCAGGAACGCCACCAGATCACCCTTGAGGGTGTCCACGGTCTGCGCAGCAGGTGCGGCCTCGGTGCTCGCGGTGTCACCAGCAGGGGCGTCGTCGGTCTTACCGTTCTCGTCGGCCGGCACGATGTGCAGGTTGGCAAACAGGGATTCCAGCAGGTCGCTCATCGCGGGGCGGCGCTGGCCAGCAGTGACGTTGATCGTCAGGTTGGTGATGGTGATGTTCAGAGTCTTGGACATGGTTGCTTTCCTATTGAATCAGCGCGGGATTGAATGGTCTGCACGTGCGCCACTTGCACAGGCCGGGTTGTCTAACTGGTTAGGGTCAGTCGTCGAACTGACCAGGGGTGTACGGCACGCGGACACGGGCAATGGGTGTCTTGGTGCTGCGTTGTGCGGCTTCCTTGGTGGGGAACACGGCCAGGAAGTCCTCGTTGTAGATGTTCACCCACACCTCGCGGTCTTGCATGAGGTCGCGGTCGTGCTGCGCTATGCCAGGGCGCCACTTGCCATCTGCGTCCCAGTAGGTCAAATTTCTTGCATCCCCGATGTACCCAACGACAGGGAGACCAGGGCTGCGCCCTTCGGTCGTGATGATCTGCACTGGTCGGCCGTCACGTGTGCGCACCGGCAGCTTGGGGTCAATCTTGGTCATGTGTTGTCCTCGGTGTTAAATATCATACCTAACAAGTTAGACAGACTGCAAGAGTCTGCACGAAAAAGTTAGTGCGTTGTCGGCACTGCGGTGCGGGTGTTTGCACCCAACGTGATGAACCGAGTGCGAGGCTGGCGGCGGCGCACTGTGACTTCGCACAGTGGGGCGAACACGGTCTTACCGTTCGCCCAGGCGATCGCCACCTGATTCCACGGTGTTTCGATCAGCAGTTGTTGCTGGCGGGGTGCGGCACTGGATGCTTTTACGGCTGGCATGCTGGCTCCTTGTGAACAAAATAACACTTCAATTACGCACAGCTTGGTGCGGGTGTCTAACTTTTCTGTGCTTATTGTGATTAATTAGATGATCTAATTCGACAAATTACGCAGATTACGCACACTCCGTTTTAAAGAGTCATATTTTCAAAAAAGCTAATTGTTAAATGTTTAACTTTTTCATGTGACCCATTGGGGGCGGAATGTTAGGTATGATACAGCGCGGCGAAGTCGCGCGGGGCTATCTCTCTCGGTGCGAGTGTATATATTGTATTAATTGATTAAATAATATATATATACGCACTTTTCTGGCATCTAATTAATCACAATACGCACAGCGAAATGACCGCTGCCGATTGGGGTGTGCATAGAGAGAGTGTGTATTTGTCCCCGGCAACTGCCGGAACACACCTGCCGGACTGCAGAAAAATCTGCAAAACATAGGGTTTCCCCTTGCATTGTCGCCAGCAAAAGATTTATAATCACCACTAGCTAGTGGTGATTATCCAGAAAAAGCCCATGACAAAGCCCTCGTTGAGGGCTTCATGATGCGGCTTTCAGGCTCAAGCCTCCACGCCGAACGCTGTCGAATCGAGCACGGCGGATTGTGCCTCGACCACTTCGCCCTCGCCGGCCGCCACCTTGGCAAAGCTGGGGATGTTGCGGATGGCACGCATCAGGGCCAGCGCGTTGTTTTGCTTCTTGTTGAACTCGCCAGACTTACCGGGCTTGACGTTCTCCATAGCGCCCAGATAGGACAGGAACGCGGCCTTGTTGGCCCATGCCAAGGTGCCGAACAGCTTCTCGAAAGCCTTGTGTTGCGATGGGAATGCGCCCATCAGGATTTCCGCGGCAGCGCGGTACTTTCCATTGTGGGCCTTGGACAAGGCCGAATCCAGGGCCATGTCTTTGAGCGCCGACAGTGCAGCGCCGCCCTTGTGAACCGCAGCCTCTGCCGTCAGCTCACGGCTGACGTTCTTAGCATCCACAAAGGACACGAGGGAGGACTGGGCGAAAATGGTGACGGAATTAGACATAGAGGTTCTCCAGTGATTGAGCTAGATGGTGCGCACTGGGGATCAATACGCACTAAATAGCCCCCTGCCACACCGGCGTGCTAGTCCAGTGGCAACCCTTCGCACAACGTTGCGCTGTGCGTTTTGCAGGCTGCTCAGGCAGGGAGATACTTTTTTGCTCAGGTTTTGGTGCCATCTGCCCAACTAATCACCGGCAAGCTGTCGGCTTTGTACAGACTACGATGGTGCTATTTCAAGGACGACTCAGCCGCACCCCCGAGAGTGGGCGTCAAAGTCTCGCACCTATCCTACGAAAGTAGTCCAGTTGGGAACTTCCCTATCCGTTTACCACGCGTGGTGGACTGGAAACCCAGCACTGAGCGTGCTTTGGGCGCACCTTGACCTTGGTGCTATTGAGCGCGCAAACCTATGGGCGTGGTCGAACCATGGGTCAGAACATGCGCTTCTGTGACTTTTTAACGAGCAAGCATTGGCCCTTTATTGCATTCCGCTGTCGCACGGCCCAATAAGGGCTTTGACGCTCTGGTAAGCAAGGGACAAACCGACGGCACTTGGTGCCACCGTGTAGGCTTTGCGATCAATTACCCCCTACACCCTAGGTTTCGCGTCAACCTCGGTGGGTCAGGGGGGACTGGACCACTTGGTGCGAGGCCCGCCCCCGCCCCTTATCTCCCCGTGCGCACCGCCAGCCAGGTCAAACAGAAAGTTAAATATCTAACTTTGCATCCACAGAAAATCCCCCGCTCAAAATTTTCCCGGCCGGAAAATTAGCAGTGTTAAATATCGAACATTTGATGCTCTAACCTGTTAGTGTTAATCTACGGTGCCCAGAGCACCAAGCATGTCAAACCAACCTGCCCTTCCAACCACCATTGCGACAGCAAAGTCCGAGCTGCAGGAGCGAGCCGCGCGCGACATCGTGGAGGACTACAAGGACTACCGCTCATCGGTGCTTACCGACGGTGGCCCGGAGGACAAGCGCAAGCTGGTGGAGATGCAGATTCGCCTCATCGGTGCCGAGGTGGACAAGAAAGGTGATGGGTTCGGCAGCCTGCCGGTCTTCAACTTCATCATCCACCGAGGGGATCAGCCCACAGAGATCACACCGAGCGCGCACCGCGAGCCGGCCGCTGACGTTGTCGATGTGGAGCCCATCGAGCCGATGCAGCAGCTGCAGCTTGAGGAGCCAACAGAGCCCATGGTTCTGACCACCACCCACCCCGTCCCCGAGCAGAAGCTCGGTCAGCTGCTGAGCGACCTGGAAGGTCTGTTCGGCCCGGACGAAACCGGAGAAACCCAGTGAATCACATGCTTCCACACCAAGAACGCGTCGTCACCGAGCGCGCTGAGTTGTCTGAAAAGATCAACAAGCTGCTCACCTTCCTGACCACTGACACTTTCAAGTCGCTCCCCGAGCGTGAGCAGTATTTGCTCAACCGCCAGGTGTCTCACATGGGGTTCTACCTTGACACCCTGGACGAGCGCATTGCCCTGTTCAACCAACCCGCAGAGCCCGACTTCCTGGCCGGCTCAAAAGCCTGCGATCTGACCGGCGACGGCACCTGCGAGGCATGTCAGTGAAGAAGCCCGTGTGGTGCGACCGGCGCATCGTCGTCAACCCATTCCACATGGGGGTATGCCTCACCGAGGAGGCGTTCTGGCGCGCGATGAACCACATGAAAATCCCTGTGGGGGACCGTCCGCCGTTCATCTTAACCCCGCAGGCCAACGCAACCCTCCACACCTTTAGCCATACGAGCGGCAAGCAGGTTGCCCTGCTGTGCATGCGTGACTGGGAGGGGCGCAACCCCATCGAGGTGGCCGGCCTGATCGTCCACGAAGCAGTCCACCTGTGGCAACAGGTGCGCGAGTACATCGGCGAGAAGAACCCATCATCTGAGTTCGAAGCGTATTCGGTCCAGGCCATCGCGCAGGACCTGATGCAGGGCTTCGTTGACGCACAGAAATGCTGAACTACAAACCGTCCCCGACCGGGGACAAGTTCCTCAAGTCCTCCGCATTCAACAAGCTCATCATGGGCCCCGTCGGCGGCGGTAAATCCACCGTGGCGCTCATGGACCTGGTGGACCGTGCTGTCAACCAGGCTCCGTTCAACAACACCCGGCGCACGAAGTTCATCATCCTGCGCAACACGATCGCGCAGCTCAAGGCGACCGTAAAGCCACTGATCGACACGTGGTTCGTCACGATGACGAAGGGGACCATGGGGCAGTGGCGCCTGTCGGACAACGTGTTCGAGGCCAAGTTCCGCCTGCCGGACGGGACGATCGTGCACAGCGAATTCGTGCTGATGGCGGCCGACACGCCCGACGACGTTCGACGCCTGCTGTCGCTGGAGGCCAGCGCCGCCTGGGTGGAAGAATGCCGAGAGGTGGACCCGGAAGTGTTTGCTGGCCTCCAGGGTCGTGTGAACCGGTTCCCATCGAAGATCGCAGGGGGTGTGACCTACCCGGGCGTGATCTGCTCAACCAACCCCCCACCGACCGGTGGGTTCTGGCACAAGTTCATCGTGAGCGAGGAGAAAGGCAAGGAGATTTTCATCCAGCCCCCTGCCCTGCTGGATGACGGATCGCTCAACCCAGACGCCGAGAACCTGGAGAACCTGGCCGACGACTACTACGAGAACCTCGTCACGGGCAAGACCGAGGACTGGATCAACGTCTATCTCAAGAACATGTTCGGGGCCGGCGACCTGGGCCGGCCGATCTACCGGAACACGTTCAAGCCGTCGTTCCACGTGGCCACCAAGCCACTGAGTGCCATCATGCAGTCGCTCAACCCTCTCGTCATCGGGATGGACAACGGCCTGCAGGCGGCCGCGGCGATCGGGCAGCGTGACATGCGAGGTCGCGTCAACATCCTGGCTGAGTCCTACGTCCCGGAGGACGAGACCATGGGGGTGGAGACTTTCCTGCGAACCCTGCTGGTGCCGCTGCTGCGCACCAAGTTCCCCACGTTCAAGCCGGAGAACATCATGTTCGAGCTGGACCCGGCGTGCTTCCAGCGGTCACAACTGGATGAGAAAACCATCGCGCAGGCCGTGGCTGCCTACGGCTACCGTGTCAACAAAGCCTCGACAAATGACCCGGAGCGCCGCATCCAGGCCGTTGAGCAGCTGCTCGCACAACAAATTGACGGGATGGCGGGGTTGCTGATCGACGCATCGTGCTCACACATCATCGACACGCTCACCTGGGGTCACCGGTACAAGCGCAGCCCGTCCGGCGTGCCTAGCACCACGGCCGACAAGACACACCACAGTCATATGGGCGACGCGGTGCAGTACCTGGCGCTGCGTTTCGCATCTCCGCGGGACGATTGGAGCGCTCTGAGCAAGAAGCGCGCTGTCGTCCGCTCGACATACAAGTACGTCTGAGGCACAATTACACTAACATGTTAGACCGGAATTAGCAATATGATCGCAACGGGAATGCCGATTCCGGCCTCCGCAAACAATAGCACCCCCCGCACAGCGTACAGCGTCGGAGGGATCATGCCCATCAAGACGCTGGGTCGCTTGCAGAGCGACGAGCGCGATGCTCGACAGCGCGCAGAAGCCGCCAATGCGGCACCTGTTGTCCAGCAGCTGGCCAGCCACATTCGCCGTCACTGGACGATTGCTGAGCAGTCCAAGCGCGACGTTGAGAAACGCATGCTGCGAGCCAAACGATCTCTGCGCGGGGAGTACGACCCGGACATTCTGGCCAAGCTCAAGGAACAGAGCAGCTCAGAGATTTACATGATGCTGTTCGCCTCCAAGGCACGGCAGACAAAGGCGCTGCTTGGTGACGTGCTGCTGTCGGCCGGCGATGACAAGCCGTGGACCATGCGTCCGACTCCTCAGCCAAACCTGCCACCTGATGTCGTGACCCAGATCATGCAGGCGGTCATGGAGCTGGTGACTCAGGCCGAGAACAGCCCAGCACCCATGAGCACCTCTGAGGTTCGCCAACTACTGCGAGACGCCAAGACTCACGCCGAGGCTGCGATCGCTGAGGAGGCCAAGGCGCGCTGCGCGCGGGCTGAGAAGAAGCTGGACGACATGCTCGTCGAGGGTCAGTTCATTGAGGCCCTGGACCAGTTTCTTGATGACCTGTGCATTTACCCAACAGCGTTCCTCAAGGGACCTGTGGTGCGCCGCAAGGGTAAATTGGACTGGGTGCAGGGTGAGGATGGGTCGTACAAACCAGAAGTCACTGTGTCACCAGCACCGTGCTGGGAGCGCGTAGATGCGATGGACATCTACCCCGCCCCCTGGGCGCGCACCATCAACGACGCGTTCCTGATCGAACGTCACCGCCTGTCTGCCCAGTCCCTGAACGAGCTGATCGGCGTGGAGGGCTACAGCGCAGATGCCATCCGCGCTGTTATTGACCAGTATGGAAAGGGCGGGCTGCACCACTGGTTGGCCTCTGACAGCGAGCGCGCGGTGGCAGAGGGTCGGACGAACACGGCATTCGACATGAGTTCTGACCTGATCGACGCCCTGCAGTATTGGGGCTCGGCAACAGGAAAGCAGCTGGCCGAGTGGGGTCTGCCGAAGGACCAAGTGCCGGACGAATCGTCGGTGTATCAGATCGAAGCCTGGTTGATAGGCGAGTGGGTCATCAAGGCAGCCATCAACGCGGACCCGCTGGCCCGACGCCCGTACTTTGCCAACAGCTTCAAGCGCGTACCTGGCTCAATATGGGGGTTGTCCTTGTACGACACCATGGCCGACTGCCAGGACATGTGCAACGCCGCGGCGCGTGCACTGTCCAACAATCTGGGGATCGCATCTGGTCCGCAGGTGTGGGTAAACGTGGACCGCCTCCCACCCGGAGAGGACATCCAGGAGCTGTTCCCTTGGAAAATTACCCAGACCACCAGTGACCCGATGGGTTCGAGCGCCGCACCGATGGGGTTCTTCCAGCCTACCAGCAATGCGGAAGAACTGATGGGCGTGTACGAGAAGTTCAGCCAGCTGGCCGATGAGTACACGGGAATCCCGCGCTACATGACTGGTGATGGAAACGTCGGGGGAGCCGGTCGCACTGCGTCGGGCATGTCCATGATGGTTGGCAACGCGGGCAAGACGATCAAGAACACTGTGTCAGGTATCGACCTGAACGTGATCGGACCTGCCATCAGCCGCGCCTACGAGTTCATGATGCGCTACGACAGCGACATGGACATCAAGGGTGACCTCCAAGTGGTGGCGCGAGGAGCACTAACACTCGTCACGAAGGACGCAGCACAGGTTCGCCGCAATGAGTTCCTGGCGCTGGCACTGAACAGCCCTGTGGTTCAGGAAATGATCGGCCCAGAGGGTATCGCATCCCTCCTGCGCGCTACGACCCGCACCCTGGAGTTGGACTCAGAACACATCGTTCCGTCCACCAGCGAGCTTCGCATGCGCCTGGCGGCGATCCAGCAAGCACAGGCCGCACAGCGCCAGTTACCAAACCAGGCGAATGGTGCGCCCACCGCTTCGGCAGAACTGGTGAACGGGGCACCCGTCACAGACAATTTTGGCGCTTGACACTAACGTGTTAGATACGATACGCTACACAAATTAAGGAATGTGAGTGCTAACTAACAAAGACCTGCAGACGTTTGAATCTGTGGCGCGCAACAACCCGCGCCTGCGCGAATGGCTCGTCTCTGAGTTGGCCTCGAAGCATGAGGTGTTAGTCAAGATGAACGACGTGGAGCAGCTGCGACGCACCCAGGGGTACGCGCAGTGCCTGCAGACCTTGATCGAGAACCTTGACGCCGCCACCAAGTCCCCCCGCGGCAACGCGGGCTCCACAACCTGACAGGCCATAGTGCCCAGGATTTTTCAATGAGCAAACTCCCAAAGCGAATTCAGGCCCAACTCCAACAGGCTGACGCCATCCTCGCCGCTGCCAACCAGGCACAAGCGGAACCCGCGATGACGCCCGCACCCGTTGCAGTACCCGAAGTCGCCCCACCCGTTGAGGCACCGCCCGTAGCGCAAGCGCAGACTCCAGAGCCCACACCCACACCGCAAGTCGCAAGCGACCCGGAGGAGAAGTGGGAGGCCCGCTACAAGACGCTCCAGGGCATGCACAACAAGAACATTGAGGACATGAAGGGTCGCCTTCGCGCAATCGAGCAGCAAAACCAGCAATTGGCAGCACAGCTCGAAGCCGCGACAAAGGCCCAGCAGACCCCTCAACAACCAGACCCAAAAGATGCCGAGGTGTTTGGTCAAGACCTGGTGGAGATGGTGCAGCGCGTTGCCGAGAACATGCTCGGGGCGGCTGCCAAAAAGATTGACGATCGACTCGACGAGATTGATCGAAAGTTGACCGGAACCACGAAAGCTGTGGCGCAGACGGCTGAGGAAATTTTCCTCTCCCGACTGAAAGAGGCTGTACCTGACTACATCGCCATCAACGCCGACCCCGACTTCCTGTCATGGTTGGCCGAGGCTGACGAGGTTTACGGTGTGCCCCGCCAGAGCGCATTGACCGCTGCCGCAGAAGCACTGGATGCCGACCGTGTGGCCAAAGTATTCAAGGCGTTCATCGCCACGAAGACGGTCACGGCGCCAAGCAACCCTCCTGTGCCGGCACAGAACACAGCCGCGTCTGAGCTTGAACGCCAAATCGCCCCGAACACTGTTGCCTCTAACCCCACCCCAACTAGCCAACCCACTACGTTTCGAGTAGCCGACGTGCAAGCGTTCTACAACGACGTGCGGCTTGGCAAGTACCGCGGGCGAGAGCAAGAAGCAGCAGCTATCGAGGCACGTATCAATAACGCGCTCGCAGAAGGACGCATTGTCTAACTGGGCGCCCTCATAGAGGAACTTTGAGATGTCCACGATTACCCCAGCAGCTACGTTTCCTGTAGCTTCCCCGTTCAACACCAACCCCGCGATGTCGGGCACGTTCATCCCAGCCGTTTGGTCGGCGAAGATGAACGCCAAGTTCTATGCCGCATCCACTTTCGCAGACGTGTCTAACACGAACTGGGAAGGTGAAATCTCCGGCATGGGTGACAAGGTCATCATCAACAGCACCCCGGACATCACGGTGTCCAACTATGTGGCCGGCACACCACTGAACTACCAGGTGCCCACACCAGGTACGCAGGAGCTGCTGATCGACAAGGGCAAGTATTTCGCCTTCCAGGTGAACGACGTGCTGGCTTACCAGTCGCAGCCCAATCTGATTGACACGTTCTCCGAGGACGCGGCCGAGCAGATGCGCACAGCCATTGATTCGCAGTGCTGGTACAACACCTTCTCGGGTGCAGCCGCCGCGAACAAGGGTACGACCGCTGGTGTGAAGTCTGGTAGCTACAACCTGGGTACTGACCTCGCCCCCCTGACCCTGACAAACAGCAATGTGCTTGCCACCATCCTGCAAATGGCATCCGTGCTGGATGAGCAAAACATCCCTGAGTCTGATCGCTGGCTGGTGATTGACCCCTACACCCGTTCGCTGCTGTTCCAGAGCGACCTGGCGAAGGTTGACATCACGGGTGATGCGACCAGCCCAGTTCGCAACGGTCTGATTGGCTCGGTGGACCGCTTCCGCGTGTATGTGTCCAACCACATGCCTCGCGCTGTGGCAGGAACCGACACCCCTTGGATTTCTGGCGATGGTTCGGAGAACAGCATCACTTCCACTTCGGACTTGAAGCGTCGTGTGCTGATCGCCGGTCACAAGTCTGCGCTGACGTTCGCCTCGCAGATCACCAAGATGGAGACTGTGCGCAACCCCAACGACTTCGGGGACTTCATCCGGTCGCTGAACGTGTTCGGCTTCAAGGTGGTGAAACCAGAGGCAATGACGGTCGCCGTGGTTGCCTGATGACCGCATAGACACTAACATGTTAGTGCGTTAGAATAACCCCGGACCCTGCGCCGGGGTTATTTTTTGTGACCAGCACCCGATGCAACCACTCGACGCATTTTTGCCGCAATTGAACCCCTGGGTGATGGGGTGCCCCACCCCAATGGCTCACCAAGCGCTTGTTCGGTCGGCAGCGGTGTTCTGCGATGAAACAAACGTGGTGCGAACGCTGGTGGGCCCCATTGCACTCACCGCTGGTGAGGCAACATACGACCTGGATTTACCAATGGGGCTTCGGGCAACTCGTGTGCTGGGAGCATGGCTTGGTGACAAGCCGCTAACCGTGCAGCCTGGAGACAAGCACCTGGCGAATCTCAGCTACTTTTCGAGCGTAGCTGACGGGAGCACCGCACGGGGTGAACCGACTCACGTGCGGGTGCTGTCTGAAAGCACAGTCACCTTGATTCCGGCCCCGTCGGAAAGCACAACTGCGGACCTAACAGTGCTGGTGGCAACCAGCCCAACGCAGAGTGCAAAGCAGCTGGAAGACGCGCTCCTCAGTCGCTGGTCGGAAGGCGTTGTTGCAGGTGCCATAGAAATCCTCACGGCCATTCCAGGCCAACCTTTTACCGACATGGCCCAGTCCGTCGCGGCCAGTGTCCGATTTTGGCGCAGCGTTAACCGAGCGCGCATTGAGTCACGGCGCGGTGATACGTCCGCACCGATGCGAGTCCGTAACAACCCACTGGTGTAAAGCACATGACCATCACCGCCCAATCCGTAATTCGCCGCGCCGTTGAGACGCTGCAGGACAACACTTCGATCCGCTGGCCCGTTGGCGAGCTGGTGCGCTATCTGAACGACGGTCAGCGTGAAGTGGTGATGCACCGCCCCGATGCGCTGGTGAAGAACGCCACCGTGACCCTTGCGGCAGGAACGCGCCAGCGGCTGGACACCGGCACAGGTGCAGGTGGTGTGGGGTCGTCCAAGTACCCCGCCAAGCTGATCGAGGTGGTGCGCAACGCAGGTGGCAACAAGCGCCCGGTGCGTCTGGTAATCCGCGAAATCCTGGATGCGCAGCTACCCGGCTGGCACTCGCTGCCCGGGGTGACGGACATCATGCACTTCATGTTCGATCCGCGCGACCCACTGACGTTCTATGTGTACCCACCGGCCGCATCCACCGGGGCTTCGCTGGACGTGGTGTACGGCGCCTATCCGACTGATGTGGTGGAGCCAACCTCGGGGGATTACACGGCGGTGTCGGGCGACATCGACCTGCTGGACATCCACGCCAATGCGCTGCTGGACTACATCCTGTACCGGGCCTACAGCAAGGACAGCGAGTACGCAGGCAACGCCCAGCGCGCGGTGAACCACTACACGGCGTTCATGAACGCCTTGGGCGTGGAGATCAAGGCGACGCTGGCTGTGGCGCCCACCACGCAAGGCAACCCCAACCACCCTGGCGCATCTGCAACCGGCCCCAAGGTCTGAGGTGACGCATGGACGCCATCGAGATCAAGCGCGGGGATTCGTTCGACTACGGGGTGGAAATCCCGAGCGAGTTCGCGGACGGCCACTTTGTTGGCTGGGAGGTGGCATCGCAGCTGCGCACCAACAACAGCAAGGCCGCGCTGATCGCCACGTTTGAAACATCGTGGGCCAACCCCGCCACCACGCGCCAACTGCGCCTGCTCAAGATCGACACCACGGATTGGCCGTTGGGGTCCGCCATCTTCGACGTGCAATTCACGCGCACCTCGGACGGATACCGCATTTCCACGGAAACGGCCGAGGTTATCGTGGTCAAGGACGTGACAACGCCATGAAAAAGATCGCGTTGAAACTCACCGCAACCCGGCCACCTTTGGCGCTGGCACTGGTCCCCGCGGGCTCGTCTGAGGCTGCTGCACTGGCCCAGATCACGCCTGGGCCGGCTGGGCCATCCGGCGCGGGCTACACCCACACCCAGGTTGGTGCATCTACCTCCTGGGCCATCAACCACAACCTTGGCGTTCGCCCCAACGTGGACATCGCCAACTCGGGTGGCCAGAAGGTCAACGCGGAAGTGCTGCACACGTCCTTGAACCAGGTCGTCATTTCGTTCGTCACCCCTACGGCCGGCACTGCGCGGCTGACTTGAGGATCACCATGACCAAGCAACTATCAGACCTCGACTTCGGTTCTGCGGCGCGCATCCGCAACTTGCCAGCCCCGGTGAACACCGATGAACCTGCGCGCCTGGCGGACTTGAATGCTGCCGTGGAGGGCATCGCCTGGAAAGACTCTGTGCGTGTCGCCAGTCAGACCAACGTGAACCTGGCTTCGCCCGGGGCGACGATTGACGCAATCACCATGGTCAGCGGCGACCGAGTGCTGGTGAAGGCCCAGACCACTGCGGCGGAAAACGGCATCTATGTCTGGAACGGCGCGGCAACTCCAATGACCCGCTCGCTCGACGCAAATACGGCGGACGAACTGGAGCAGGCCACCACGACGGTGGAAGAAGGTACGAACGGTGGCACTACATACCGGCAGACGGCGGTGAATTTCACGCTGGGCTCCGGGAGCGTGGTGTGGTCGCAGTTCGGGGCGAGCGTGGGTGCTGCATCAGAAACATCGCAAGGCATTGCCGAGCTGGCGACCCAGGCCGAGGTGGACACCGGGACCGATGACGCCCGGATCGTGACGCCGCTGAAACTGGCCACATGGTCGGGCCGCACCAAGCGCGCCCAAGGGACCATTGGGGACGGCAGCACCACGCAGATCGACGTGACGCACAACTTTGCCACGCGGGACATCATCGTGCAGGTGTTCCAGGCCAGCGGAAGCTATGAGCAGGTGCACTGTGATGTGAGCCTGCCGAACACGAACACGGCACGCCTGAACTTTGCGGCTGCTCCTGCGAGCAACTCGCTGCGCGTGGTGGTGATGGCCTGACCATGCGAGACCTGAGCCTTCGGGCACCACCTTCTCTTGCCATCGCCGAGGGTGCTACAACCCCGACGGGCGCGGCTGGCGCTGTGGTTTGGAGCACGACGACTTCACGACTCATGCAGTGGGATGGATCGAAGTGGAGCGGTCTGGCCAAGAAATCAGAGCTGCTTTCAGTGGGCGACACGGTGCTTACAGCGCGCGTGCTTTCAGCCCCTGAGTTTCTGCCAATGGCGGGTGGCTATTACTCGCAGTCCACTTACTCCGCTCTGTTCGCCGAGCTTGGGATTTTGAGTGACAGTCCGAGTGCGTTTTATGCCGCTGCGCGCACCCTGCCGAGTTCCTCCAACTGGTATTCCGTCGCCTATGGAAATGGCGTGTTTGTTGCTGTCGCATACGGTGGAACTGCAGCAGCGACCTCACCCGATGGGATCACCTGGACAGCTCGAACCTTGCCGAGTTCTGCCAACTGGTACTCCGTCACCTATGGCAACGGAGTATTTGTGGCTGTCGCATTTGGAGGCACAGCAGCAGCGACATCACCCGATGGGATCACCTGGACAGCACGAACCTTGCCGAGTTCTTCCAACTGGACATCCGTCACCTATGGGAATGGCGTGTTTGTTGCCGTTTCAACTACCAGTAGTACAGCAGCAGCGACCTCACCCGATGGGATCACCTGGACAGCTCGAACCTTGCCGAGTTCTGCCAACTGGTACTCCGTCACCTATGGCAACGGAGTATTTGTGGCTGTCGCA